CTTGAACAAAAAGGTTTCCCCATGAAGCCTTCTCCAGGTTCTGATAGTCCAATAGCTGTAAGTTATTTAAAAGACAACCTTTTCCAGCCAAGATATAATAAGAAATTTATTACAACTAAATCTGGCAAGTCATTAGAATTAAAAGACAACTGGGAAACAAATTATTTTGAAAAAATATCAGAACCAGGGATATTAAAAAAGGGAGTTGAAGCTACGCCACCTCAGGTTGGAGTAAGCCATAAATGGAATGATGATTATGATAAGTATGCTTTGCAGCCATTAGAAATTGTTGCAAGGATTGCTCCAATTAGAAGATTAAGAAGTTTAGCTAATCCTACGAAAGTAGAAAAAAAACTTTTAAAGAAATTAGAAAAAAGCGAGTTGAACTACTTTACTAAAGATGGGCTTGATTATGCTGTTGATAAATTATGGATGGCAGCACCTATAGCACCTATGCTTAATCTAGAAGAAGAACTAGCAGAATAAATGGCTAACATCAATTTAAATAATGTATCTAAGATGGAAGATGAACTTAGATTAGCTTATTCAGATCTTATAGCATTCGGTAAGTTATTTTTACCAGACGATTTTATGAGGAGTGAAACTCCTTTTTTTCATTATGAAGTAGCGGACGCCTTGATGGATAAGGACCACAGGCAATTAGGAGTAATATTACCACGTGGTCATGGCAAGACAGTTCTTACAAAATGCAATATCGTGCATGATTTTGTCTTTGCACAAGATCCATTATTTTATGGATGGGTTGCTGCATCTTCTAAGATATCTGTCCCAAATTTGGATTATGTAAAATATCACTTGGAATATAACGAAAAGATTAAGTATTATTTCGGTGATGTTAAGGGAAGAAAATGGACAGAAGATGACATTGAACTTAAGAATGGCAGCAAACTTATCTCGAAATCAAACCTTTCAGGTATACGTGGCGGGGCTAAGTTGCATAAAAGATACGATCTTATTATCCTCGACGATTTTGAAGACGAGAATAATACCTGCACGCCTGAGTCTCGTGCTAAAATCGCAAATCTTGTTACAGCGGTGGTCTTCCCTGCTTTGGAACCTGCTGACGGGCGGTTGCGTATTAATGGTACGCCTGTGCATTTCGATGCGTTTACTACGAATATTCTTAACGGTCACCTTAAAGCTAAGGCGCAGAATGAAGATTATTCTTGGAAGGTAATTACCTACAAGGCATTGCAGGACGATGGGACTCCTTTATGGCCAGGATGGTTTGGTCACAAGGAAATGGAGCGAAAGAAAAAGTTTTACGCAGATTCTGGACAACCTCAGAAATTCTATCAAGAGTATATGATGGAGGTTCAGAGTGCAGAAGATTCTATGTTCCGAAGGGAGCATATAAAGTATTGGGATGGTCAGTTTATTCATGATGATGAGGCAGGAATGTCATTCATTGTCCCAGACGGAGATGATCCTAAGCCGTGTGACATATATGTTGGAGTGGATCCAGCTACCGACAGTGCTCGTAGGGATAGTGACTTTAGTGTGCTACTTACTCTTGCTGTTGATTGCGACAACAATATCTATGTCCTTGATTATATACGCAATAGGTCGCTACCTGTACTCGCGATACCTGGAGAGAACAAGAAGGGTATAGTTGATCATATGTTTGATCTAGCTAGCTTTTATAAACCATTGCTTTTTACTGTTGAGGACACTACTATGTCTAAGCCTATATTTCAGGCTATACAGGCAGAGATGAGAAGAAGGAATGATTTCTCCGTCAGATTTAAAGCAGAGAAGCCAGGTAACAGATTGTCGAAGAGAGATAGGATTCAAGAAATTTTAGCCCAACGCTTTGCGATTGGGCAGATTCATATTAAGAAGCATCATTATGATCTTGATCGTGAGATCACTACATTTGGCCCTCGTATGGCACATGATGATACTATAGATGCTTTAGCATATGCATGTAAGTATGCACATCCTCCTATGAATGCTAAGAAAGATAAGGATGGATGGTATAAAGAAAAGCCAAAGGCACGATCATGGGTTACAGCATAATAATTAATGTATAGAGGATAAGTATGCCTAAGAAGAAAGCTTCGGACAGAGTTAGAGAAATATATAAGTTAGCAAATAATCCTGTTAGAACTCAATGGGAATATGTTAATCAGCGTGGATATGAATTTGCACATGATGAGCAATTGAGCAATGGTGAGAAATCATCCCTAGAGTCTCAAGGCATGCCAACATTTACTATTAATCGTATCTCCCCTGTGGTAGAAATGCTTAATTTTTATGCTACGGCAAATAATCCAAGATGGCAAGCTATTGGAGTAGAAGGAAGCGATGTTGATGTTGCTGCTGTCTTTTCTGACCTAGCAGATTATATATGGTCTAATTCTAATGGTGATACCCTATATGCTAATGCAGTTAATGACTGTATCACTAAGTCAGTAGGCTATATCCATGTAGCAGTAGATGCTAATCAAGATAATGGTATGGGTGAAGTTGTTGTACATCAGCCAGAGCCATTTGATATATATGTAGATCCAAAGTCTAGAGATTTATTATTTAAAGATGCAGCATTTATTATGGTTAGAAAGGTTCTTCCAAAGAACCATCTAAAGGCATTATACCCAGACATGAAAGCAAAAATATCTAAGGCTGGAGTAAATGAAGGATCTAATTCATCATTAACCTCTAGAGCATTAGGTGATAGAGATCAGAAATTATTTATGCGTGAAGATCCTACAGGAGATTCTTATGGAGTAGATGCTGAAGGAGAAGTTGATCAATTAATAGAATTTTTTGAAGTGTATGAAAAGGTGCAGACTTCTTTTGTTAATGTATTTTATCGTATACCTCCAAGCAAAGAAGAGTTAGCTCAAATTAAAGAACAGCATCAAGTACAGATGCAAGAGATGCAGCAAGAGATGCAAGTTCAGTTACTTGAACAGCAAAAGCAAATGGAAGAGGCTGTGGCTAAGGGTGAGATGCTTCCAGATAGATATAAGCTTGAGATGGAAAAGGCTCAAAAGATGATGCAGGCTCAACTAGAAGGGTTCTCTCAAGAACTTATGAGTAAACTTCAGGCGGCCAATTCTAGAATAGAAAGTCAAGTTGTTCCAGAAAAAGATTTTAAATTAATGCAAAAAGATAAAAGCTTTGCAAAGAATATTGTAGACAGCGTTCAATTCTATTCTCCAAGGATTAAACAGACATGTGTAGCGGGAGATCAATTATTATACGAGAAGCTATTACCAGATACTGTTGTGGATTATCCAATTATACCAATACACTTTAAGTGGACTGGAACTCCTTATTCTATGAGTGCAGTTTCCCCTTTGGTTGGTAAACAGCAGGAGATTAATAAATCCCATCAAATCATGGTACATAATGCATCATTAGGTTCAAGCTTAAGATGGATGTATGAAGAGGGTTCTATTGATAATGATACATGGGAGAAGTATTCATCTTCCCCAGGAGCCTTACTTCCTATACGTCCAGGAGTAGAAAGACCAACTCCAGTTATGCCTGCCCCATTATCAAATGCGTTTTTCAGCGTAGTTCAACAAGGGAAGTCAGATATGGAGTATTTAGCTGGGATATATTCTTCTATGATGGGAGACGCTCAAAGCTCTAATGAAACATTTAGAGGCATGTTAGCATCTGATGAATATGGGACCAGAAGGATTAAACAATGGATGAAGAGTTCTATTGAACCTGCATTAAAGCAAGTAGGAGAAGTAGTCAAGCAATTTTCCCAATCTACATATACAGCAAATAAAAGATTTAGAATTGTTCAGCCTAGTGCTATAATGGAAAGCCGTGAGCAGGAAATTAATATTCCTATCTATAATGATATGGGCCAAGCTATAGGAAAGTCCATGGATTTATCTGCCGCTAGGTTTGATGTTAAGATTGTATCTGGATCTACATTGCCAGTAAACAGATGGGCATATCTAGAGGAATTAAAACAGTTGATGCAATTAGGGGTTGTAGATGATATTGCAGTTCTGGCAGAAACAGATATTAGGAATAAAGAAAAAATTGCAAAACGTAAGAGCATCTATTCTCAGCTTCAGGGTCAGGTAAGTCAAATGTCTGAAACTCTGAAAGATAAAGAGGGTACTATTGAAACACTTGAGAGACAGCTTGTACAAGCAGGGATTAAGAATAAGGTTATGCAAGCTTCTGTTGAGATCAATAAAAAGAAAGAAGAAGTTAAAGGCGATATGGAAGGTGCATATGTCAAAACCGAAGGAGAACAGAAGTTATTACGCGATTCAATGAATACAGAGGCCAATGCCAGAAAGAAAGAAATGGCTATGGCTGTAGATAATTTCAAAAAAAGCTTGGAAAGTAACGAGGAGTAGCCTTAACTTTCCCCGATTTTTATTAATTAAAAGGAGAAGAAATGTCAGAAAACAAAGAAAGCAGTAACTCTGCAATAGGAATGTCAGGAGATTCTCTTCCAGAGGATCCAGTTGATGCAGCTATGAATGCAGACTCTGTAGGAAATTTTTTTGATGGCCTTGACCAAGGTGTCAATGGCGCAATATTAGATAATAACCACGAGGTAACCCAAAGTCAGACAAGCGGCTCCACACCGGTAACCCGCACTCAAAATGACACTGGCTCCAATACGGTGGACTGGGAAGATGATAGCAACCCATATAAAAAGCGCTATCGTGATAGTAGTAGAGAGGCTGTAAGCAAGGCTGAGACACTAAGTGATCTTAAACCCTTTATTCCAGTTCTTGAAGCTATGAAGAAAGATAGTGGTCTAGTAGATCACGTGCGTGGATATTTGCAAAACGGTGGGAAACCATCAACAACTATCACAGAACAGTTGGGTATTGGAGAAGATTTTGTCTTTGACCAAGGTGAAGCAATGCAAAATCCTGACTCTGACTCTGCTAAAGTAATGTCTGCATATGTAGATAATATGGTGCAAGGTCGAGTAGGACAAATGCTTCAACAGGAAAAGCAAAATGCAGTACAGGTGCAAAAGCAGATAGCTCGAAAGCAAGAAGAGCAAGCATTTCGTGAAAAAACAGGTATGACTGATGAGGAATTTGCTGGATTCGTTGATCAAGCTAAGACTCATAAGATGACACTTGAAGATGTGCACTATCTAGTTAATCGAGATAAAGCTAATGCTAATGTAGCCAATTCCACTAAACAAGATATGTTGAACCAAATGAAAAGCGTACGTAATATGCCTACTAGTGCCGCTGGAGCAAATAGCCAAGGAGATAGTAATAATCCTGATAGTAATTTATTTGATGGACTCCTTGGACTTGATAACAGTGTAGATAAACTGTTTGAGTAATAAACAGTAAAGGTTACTGCTTACTCAAACAAAACTAAAGGAGTAAGACATGTCTGATATATTAGATATTAGTGCGTATAGTGATGTCGCGGCTCCCGGTGCGGTTGGATATACAGCTGGAACAACTGCGGATACAGGCGATCTGCGTAGAAAGTTTAACTTTGGAGACCGAGTCTCTGAGTTATCTTTATCGCAAGATCCATTTTTCCGTGTGTTGAGTATGGTGTCTAAAAAACCTACCGATGACCCGCAATTCAAATTCACAGAACGAAGAGGTTCATATCATAAACGATATGCCTATATAGCTGGCCATACAGCTGGATTTGCTGGAGTAGGAGCAACTGAGCTGGTAAATACTGTAGGCTCAACTTCATACCTTAAGATGTATACTGACTGGAATAGTGCTGGCAATAAAAGCAATATTTATGGTCAAACTGCAACTAACTATAAAGATCAAACAGGTTCACAGCCTGAGTTCTTTATAACAGGGCAAATCCTAAAGGTTAATACAGCGACCTCTCACAGTCAATCAGCCACATCAGGCTACCAGTTGATTAAAATTACAGATGTAGATTTAAGTGTAGATAATTATGCTCAACTTACAGGTGTAGTTATTAAAGCTTCTGGCGTAGATGCATCTTCTGTTTTTATGCTTGAGGAGGCATCTATTAATGGCGTAACTGGTGCTAGTGAAACTCAAAGTGCAGAAGCTTTAGATCCATTTAAGTGCTACGTAGTTGGTACAGTGTTTGATGAGGGATCTGGTTACCCTGAGACTTGGGATGATCAACCTTTCTCAACCAGCTATGGACGCACTCAAATCTTCAAAACTTCAATGGCAATGAACAATACTGATCGTGCTACTGTATTGAAGTATGAAGGCAATGAGTGGGCTCGTATCTGGAAAGAGAAGTTAGTTGAGCACAAATGGGATATTGAGCAATCATTACTTTTTGGTCAACAAAATGAATCATATCGTACTACTCAAGGTGCGGTTGATTGGATTGGCACATATGGTAATGCATTCTCTCTCGACACAGCAACTAAGACTCAAGATGATTTTCTTGATGACCTTTCTGCTTACCTAGATCCACGTTAC